GTTGTACCCAAACTTGCCCGTAGTGAATTTGTTGGAGGCAAGGATGATGATGAACCCATAAGAGTCGTATTCAAAGGTCCTGATGGAGATCGAAATAAAAAATAGGTATAAACCCCTTTTTGATCTGTTCGATGACTCCTTTCACCCGGAGATCGACACTGTAATTATCACCGGTGGTCGCTACTCTCTCAAGTCATACACAGTCTCAATCTTTGCCCTCATAGCATTATCGAGTTATCTCTGGAACGTCCTTTACACCCGTTTCACCAATATGTCCATCGTGGACAGCATAAAACCAGAGCTTTCAGATAAGATTGAACTGCTCGGAATAGGTGGGCGGGTATCAGACACTAATACTCACATTGAATTTAAGGGTAACAGGATTGCTTTTAAAGGGATTAAGACAGGCTCCTTGGGGCAAACAGCAAGCCTGAAAAGCCTCTCCGGGTTCAACCTGTTCATTAATGACGAGGCAGAAGAGTTACCCGATTTCAAAACCTTTAAAAAGATATTCTATTCGATCCGATCCGGCGATAAGCGAAACCTGACAATACTCATACTTAACCCCACGACAAAGGAGCATTGGATTTATAAGGAGTTTTTTGAAAAGAAGGGCGTGCCTGGTGGAACCAATGGGATTGTCGATAATGTCATGTATATACACTCAAGCTATCTCGATGCGGATCAGGATAAGATACCACGTAATATACTGGCAGACTATGAGAGACTAAAAAAGGAAGATCCCAAAGAGTATGAAAACGTCGTTTTAGGTGGCTGGATCACTGAGGTTGAGGGCCAGGTATTCCCGGAGAGCAGTTTGAAAAGATACAGGGAGTTTCCGCCGAATGAAAAGAATGATAAAGGAGAAGAAATACAACATTATTTCACTATCTCGGCTATTGACACAGCAGACGAGGGAGAAGATTATTTTGCCGGTCCTGTTGCAAGGGTTTACGGCAATCGGGTTTATATCTTCGATGCTATCTTCGACCAGTGTAATCTTACTATTCAGGAGGGACAGGTGCAGGATAAGGTCAAGATATGCCATATCAATAACCTTGTTGTTGAGACAAATAACGCAGGAGCTTATTTTACCCGAAGGCTAAGGGAACTAATACCAGGAATTGAGATATTCGGGCAATATAGTAAGTCAAACAAGCTGGCTCGCATACTTGCAAATGCTGGCCTTATTAAGTATTATTTCTATTTCCCTGAGCAACCTAACGAGACATTAGGTAAGTTCATGGAGCAACTTTATAAGCTGAACAAGATTAAGCCGGTAGGGCAGAAAGAAGATCACGACGATGCAGCCGATAGTCTTGCTCTGTTGTGTGCGTATTTGGAGAAGTATAACGGATTATTTAAAGAGTGATGGCAAAGTACAATAATAAACCGCACGTTTCAGAAGAAGATTATGAGAAGTTACCACAGTGGATCAGGGAATATCTTATTAAGAAGCATGAGCACTTACCTGAAAAATGGGGAGGTCATATATTCTATTTTGAGACAGATGTAGTCGAGTTGGTAAATTTGATACTGAATAAAAAATGATCTACACCCCAAAAGAATATTCCCGTGCGTTTAAGTTAGGCCGGAAGACTGTCAGTGCAAAGACCGTTATCCGCAGAGCAAGAAGTGGACAACTCCCTTGTAAACACATTGCAAGGCAGATACCCGGAAGGCGAGGGCAGTGGATAATCGAAGTAAGGGATAAATAATAGTGTCTATTGAATGACCACAACCCGTATCTGAATAGTGCGGGTTTTTTATTTGCTGTTTAATTTTGCCTAAAAGAAATACGGAATGTCTATCATTAAAGATACATTCATTTCCCTTTCAGATTTATTCAGTCGCCTCGGTGGTATATCGCGGACACAGATCAATGCTTCAAACTATCAGCTATATGTCGATAAGCCGGCATGGCTGTCACTCTCAAACCCTTCGCAATTTCGTCAGGCAGTGGCTTCAAATCCAGTACTTTACGGTTGTATTGACATTCTCTCTACAGCAGCGGCAAACGGAAAGAAGTATCTGACTGATCTCGATGGCAAAGAGGTTCCCTGGAGCGATAAAAGACAGGCCATACAGAATGCACGAAGGTTATTTGTTGACCGTCCTAATCCGTTGCAGTCATTCAAAGAGTTTAACTATCAGAGGTATTACCTGTATTTTACCTTCGGGAATAACTATGTATTTCTTAATAACCCGCTAAAGACATTTGATACTAATATCCTGACAGTCAAAACTCTGCTGAATATGCCGTCGGAGTTTGTGACAGTTAAGCAGACTGGCAAATATTACGATCAGGTTGACATTGCCGGAATAATATCTATCTATTCAGACACATCGTACAGCCCACCAAAAGAGTTTGATCCGAGCCAGATCATTCACTTCAATGATGTGAATATTGGGCTGGAAGGTTTTTCGATTATGGGGACATCAAGGCTTGAAATGCTCAAATACCCCATCACCAATACACAACTTGCATTTGAGGCTATGAACGTGATCCTCAAAACAAGGGGTATGCAGGGTATTATTAAGGCAAATAACAAGGATGCTACAGGCACACAGATACCATTAAGTAAGACAGACAAAGACGAGATTGACCGGACATTCAAAACGGATTATGGCATACTCGATAATCAGAAACAATACCTTATTAGTTATTCGGATATCGATTTCATCAAAACAATAATGAACTCTCAGGAACTCGGAATATATGAGGAGTTCACTAACAATGCAATGATCATCAGTAATGGGTTTAAGGTGCCTGTTGAACTTTATAAGACCTACACGCAGGGAGCAACATTCGAGAATCAGGTGCAGGCCGTCCGAAGGCTTTACCAGGACACCGTGATCCCGATGGTCGATAACGAGGATCTATACTGGACAGAAAGGTTGAAGATGCGTGACTTCGGGGTTGAATTACATACTGACTTCGCCCATATCCCCGCCCTTGCTGAATCCTTCAAAGAGAAAGCTGCTGCCCTCTCGATGAACGCATCTTCGGCAGATAAAGCCTATAACAACAATATTATAACGATGAACCAATACCTCGAACTGATGGAACTGGAACCCATCGGCCCGGAGGGAGATAAGTTAAAGAGCGAGAGACAACCGGCAGTAGCGACACCGCCGGATCAGGGACAAAACATAATACAATGAGCGACAAGAAAAAACTCACAGACGAGCAGATCAGGAAACTGCGGAAGCTAAAGCAGAAGCAGGTAGAGGACAAAGAACTGGTAAAAAAGTAAGGCTATGATAACTTACGGAAATAAGGAATTTGCGACAAAGAAAGAACTCTTTGCCTTCCTGGTTGAGAACAAGGCTCAACTGATGGCACAGAAAAAAGCTGTCTTTAAGATGGTTGATTGTGCCGTCACTGTTGCCCCGGTTATTGTACACGACAAGAATCTCGGCACGAATAAGGATGCCCAGGGAGATATTATTGACCCTATAGAAGCTGAACAGATAAAGGTTGTCTGCATCATCAATACAACAAACTTCCTCGACTCTCACATGGACGTTCATATCCCTGGTATCTGGAACAAGTCTATCCAGAGCAATAAGATGATAATGCACCTTCAGGAACACTCGATGGAGTTTGAAAGCATCATCGCGGATGGGAAGGATCTGAAGGCATATACAAAGTTCTTTAAATGGTCTGAACTCGGATATGACTATGAAGGAGAGACAGAGGCCCTTGTCTTCGAGTCTGTAATCAGGCGCAAGCGTAATGAATTTATGATGAACCAATACGCTAATGGCTGGGTAAAGTCTCATTCTGTTGGTATGTACTATGTCAAGATGGGTTTTGCCCTGAATGACGAGGAATATCCGAATGAGTACGACGCATGGAAGAAATACTACCCGGAGATCGTCAACCCTGAAATGGCAGACGAGAGGGGGTATTTCTGGTATGTCCTTGAGGCTAAATGTGTCGAGGGATCAGCCGTTCCCATTGGAAGCAATACGGCAACACCAACATTATCAATAAGCGATAAAGGTCAGCCGTCGCAAGACACTGACGATACAGAGGAGCCGTCTAACGACACTCCCGGAGCAATCGATTATAAATATCTATTATCAAACTTAAAAAACTAAAAAATGGCAAAGACAGATAAAGAGATCCTGCTTGATGAAATCAAAGGACTCATTACTGACAACACAAAAGGTCTTATCACAGAAAAAGACCTGGATGCAAAAGTTGAGGCTATCAATAAAAAACTTGAAGCTATCAATAGTAAACCCGATAACCACGAGGAAGTAAAAGCCCTCAAGGAATCTGTTGAGAAATTCACCACAGAGATTGCAAACCTGTCAGGTGAGCTGAAAGCACTGAAAGAAAATCCACAGTCACGTGGCCCGGTGAAAGCCAAATCACTTGCCGAAGCAATCATGCAGGGATTCGAGGAAGCCAAAAAGAATAACCCGAGCATGATCCGTGAGATCGAATCTGACGGAGTGAAGAAGCTGTCTATGAGGGATTACTTCGAGAAGTACGGCAATAAGTCTACCCCGGAGATCAAAATCGACTATCCTCTTGTAAGGAAAGTTGCTGTTGA